AATCAAGATGATGCATTACAGATTGTAGAGCAGATACTACCTTATTTTGCACCACAATATACAGTAACGATGAAACCATATAAAGATTATCCTGATGTAAAGGAAGATATTCCTATCACATTACAGTCTGTATCTTTTATTAATGAAGGTGAAGGATTACAAGAACAAAGACAAACAGTACAATATGTGCTAGACTTTGAGGTTAAAATTAGCTTTACTGGTCCAATTTCTGACGGTGAAGTTATTACTAAGGCTATTACTGAGCTTGAACTTAATCAAGGTACTAAATACAGTACTATTACTACAACGCCTACAGTGATACCGCAATATGATTCTGACTATGGATTTACTCAGACATATAATTATGAGGAAATATCGAGCGATGACGGATGATGATAACATTAAAAGTGATTATGATAAGTCACGAGAAACATATTATGATCTAATTGAAAAGGGACAAGATGCCCTGAGTATGATGATGGAAGTTGCCAGAGAATCAGAACACCCTCGTGCTTATGAGGTATTGTCTGGTATGATTAAGAACGTAGCTGATGTTAATGACAAGCTAATGGATCTTAATAAAAAGAATAAAGATATTAATAAAACTGATGTACCAGCATTGGAAAATGCTACAACAAATAATAATGTCTTTATAGGTTCTACTACAGATTTACAGCGTATGCTACAAGATGTAAAAACTGAAAAGCCAACGGCTAAGGTAAATAATGTGATTGATATTACGCCAAGAATTAAAGATGAATAAAGAACATGGTTATTTAGGAAATAGTCACGTTAAGAAAGATGGAGTAATTACTCCATGGACTCAAGACGAGATTATTGAATATAAAAAGTGTATGGAAGATCCCGTGTACTTTGCAAAGAAGTATTGTAAAGTTATACACTTAGATAGAGGTTTAGTCAACTTTGAACTATATCCTTATCAAGAAGAAATGTTTGATCACTTTAATAGTAATCGCTTTTCTATTGTTTTAGCTTGTAGACAATCTGGTAAATCAATATCTTCTGTTGCATACATTCTATGGTTTTCTTTATTTCACTCAGAAAAAAATGTTGCCATTCTTGCTAATAAAGGTGCTACTGCTAGAGAAATGTTAGCACGTGTTACTCTTATGTTAGAAAACTTACCATTCTTTCTACAACCAGGCACTAAAGCACTTAATAAAGGTTCTATTGAATTTTCTAATAATTCTAAGATAATTGCTTCTGCAACATCTGGTTCTTCTATTCGTGGTCTATCTATCAACTTACTATTCTTAGACGAGTTTGCATTTGTTGAAAATGATGCACAGTTCTATACATCTACATATCCAGTTGTATCATCTGGTAAAGATACAAAGGTTATTATTACATCTACTGCTAATGGTATTGGTAATGTATTTCATAAGATATGGGAAGGGGCAATGCAGAAAACTAACCAATTTGTTCCTTTCAGAGTTGATTGGTGGGATGTCCCAGGCAGAGATGAGACATGGAAACAAGAAACTGTAGGTAATACATCACAGCTACAATTTGACCAAGAGTTTGGTAATACATTCTTTGGTACTGGTGATACTCTTATTGATGCTGAGACATTACTAAAACTAAGAGCAAAGAATCCTAAAAGAGTAAATGGTGACTGTTTAATATATGAAGATAATGTAAAGAATCACGAATATCTTATGATGGTTGATGTTGCAAAAGGTAGAGGTCAAGATTATTCTACATTTAATATTATTGATATTAGTACAGTTCCGTTTCAACAAGTAGCTGTTTATAGAAACAATAGAATATCGCCTATTCTATTCCCTGATATTATAGCTAAGTTTGCTACAGCATATAATAATGCTTATGTTATTATAGAATCAAATGATCAAGGTGCTTTAGTATGTAATGGTCTTTATCAAGACTTAGAATATGAAAATATGCACGTTGAGTCAGCAACTAAAAACTCTGGTCTTGGTGTGGAGATGACCAGAAAAGTTAAAAGAATTGGTTGTTCTGGTTTTAAAGATATATTAGAAAGTAATAAACTTGATATAGTAGATGAACAAACAATTATAGAAATATCTACATTTGAATCTAAAGGTAATTCTTTTGAAGCATCTAATGGTAATCACGATGATTTAGTTATGAATCTCGTTATGTTTGGTTACTTTGCAAGCTCATCTTTCTTTAATGATATGACAGACATTAATATTAAAGATATGCTATTTAAACAAAGAATGGACGAAATAGAAGCAGATGTATTACCTTTTGGTTTTACTGATGATGGTTTAAACGATATACCACCAGAGGTTGATAAAGATAGACTTGGATGGGCACTTTCTGATAAGTGGGATCTAAATTAAGTAGGAATAATTTTCTTATAAATAACACTGTAACTTGAAATCCCGCCGTATTATGAAACATCTTATAATTTAAAAGGAAATAAAAACATGGCAATTGGAACACCATCCCAAAGTCCTGCGATTGTTATCAAAGAAGTAGACCTATCAGGCACAGTGCCTAATGTACAATCTACAACTGGTGCAATTGTCGGCGCATTCCGCTGGGGTCCTGTGAACACAAGAGTTAGAGTTTCAAATGAAACAGAACTTGCGTCAACATTTGGGGCACCAAACGATACTTATTCACCAGATTTTCACGGAGCTGCTTACTATCTAAGATATAGCTCAGATTTATATGTGACACGTTCTACAGGATCAGGGTCTGTTAACTCCCACGATAATGTAAATGCAACTGGTACTAACCCTGTGGTTAAAAACTTAGATGATTGGGACACTCAATCAGCGTCACGTGATTCAGATTCACACACATTTATCGGTAGATACCCAGGTGATATCGGTAACACACTACAAATTCAAGTATGTCCAGCACATACAGCATCATTTACTAACTGGGCATATAAGTCTAGTTTTGATGCAGAACCTGGCACATCTCAACATGCTGCAGATAAAAATGCTTCTAATGACGAAGTACACATTGCAGTTATTGATACTATAGGTAACTTTGGCTCAAAAGGCGGAGTATTAGAAACATATTCATTCGTATCACTAGCATCTGATGCTAAGAATGCAGACGGATCAACTAACTATGTAAAAGAAGTTGTTAACAAAGGTTCAAACTATGTTTGGATGGCTGGTTTTGAATCAGTATTCTCAGACGTTGGAGCTGGAACCGGAGCAGACAGTGGAGAAGACTTTATTCTTTCATCACCTGCTATTAAAACTTATAACCTTACTGGCGGTGCTAACTCTGGTACAATTACTGCATCAGATGTTGCAGTTGGTTACGATCTATATGAAGATACAGATATAGTAGAAGTTGACTTTCTTATTGCCCCAGGCATGGCTACTAGTTCAGATCAGGCAACTGTTGTTAATGATCTTGTTGCTACAGCTAAAGCACGTAAAGATTGTGTTGTTGTAGCTGGACCAGCTAGGAATGATGTAGTAGGTGTTAATAACCCTGCAACAATCACAACTAACATAGTAACTACAGCTAATACATTTACATTCGATTCAACACTATTTGTTGATTGTAACTGGCTAAAAGTATATGATAAGTACAACGATAAGTATATTAACATCCCTGCATCTTCATCTACAGCTGGTATTATGTCAGCCGCAGACGCAAATGGCGCTCCTTGGATTTCACCAGCAGGTGGAAGACGTGGTCAATACTTAGGTGTAACATCTACTGCATATAGTCCAAATAAAGCACAACGTGATACATTATATAAAGCTGGTGTTAACTCAGTTGGAAATATCCCAGGTCAAGGTGTTCTATTATTTGGTGATAAAACTCACATGAGTAGACCATCAGCATTTGATCGTATTAATGTTCGTAGACTATTCTTAACTGTAGAAAGAGCAATTGGAGAAGCAGCTAAGAATGTAATGTTTGAACTTAATGATGAGTTCACTCGTGCAGAATTTGTAAATATAGTAGAACCACTCCTAAGAGAAATCAAAGGACGCCGTGGTATTACGGACTTTAAAGTAGTTTGTAACGAAACAAATAACACATCTGCTGTTATTGATCGTAATGAATTCATTGCAAATATCTTCATTAAACCAGCACGTTCCATCAACTTTATCACACTTAACTTTGTTGCAGTACGCAGCGGTGTAGAGTTTGAAGAAGTTGTAGGTACTGTATAAGTAGCATAGAGAGGAAAAACTAAATGGCTATTCTAGGAGTAGACGATTTTAAAGCCAAACTCGCTGGTGGCGGAGCTAGACCTAACCTATTTAAGGTAACAGTCAACTTCCCAGCTTATGCAGGTGGCAACGTCGAACAAACATCGTTTATGTGTAAAGGTGCTCAGTTACCTGCATCAGTAATTTCACCTATCCCTGTATCATTCAGAGGTAGACAATTACAGATTGCTGGTGACAGAACATTTGAACCATGGACTGTAACAATCATTAACACTACCGACTTTGCGGTTCGTGATTCTATGGAAGCATGGATGAATGGAATAAACGGACACTCAACTAACACAGGTCTTGTTAACCCAGCAGACTATCAGTCTGATCTTATTGTTGATCAATTGGATCGTGACGAATCAGTTCTTAAATCATACACTTTCCGTGGTTGTTTCCCAACCAATGTAGGTGCTATTGATCTGAACTATGACACTACAGGTGCTATTGAGGAATTCCCAGTTGAATTCCAAATCCAGTACTGGGAGTCAAACACAACTACTTAAAGTTGTTATAAATAATAAGGTAGAGGAAGAAATTCCTCTGCCCTATTTTTAAACGGAAAGAAACTATGGCAGAAAATCAAGGTATTAATTTATTCGGTTTTGAAATTCGTAGAGCGGGTGCACGTAAAGCCGCTGCTAAGAATCAGCTTGATTCTATTGTCCCTCCAACAGATGATGATGGTGCAGGTTATGTTACTGCATCTGGTTCTCACTTTGGTCAATATGTAAACCTAGATGGTGATGAATCCAAGGATAATGTAGAGTTAATTAGACAGTATCGAGGTGTTGCAATGCACCCTGAAGTTGATGCTGCTATCGAAGATATTGTAAACGAAGCTGTTACTATTGAAGA